CTACACGCCCTGAAGCTGAAGCTCTCTCGTCACCAGCGTCCAGCCCTCGCTCACCGTGACCTTGTGCCCCTCGATGAAGAAGTCCTCGCTGATCCCCATGTCGCTGTATTGCAAGGTGACCCTATCCGACAGGTATCTGTGAAGGATGAAAAGCATGTTGGCCTTGGAGCCGTTGGGCACGACGATACGCAGCACGGTCTTGGGGTCCTTCTTACGGTCTCGACGGCTCCCTATCGTCGCCAGCGCCACGTCCACCTCGCGGGTCCACCGGGCCTCGATGACCTTGGTCCGCTCGCCATAGGTGTTCTTGCTGGTGGTGTCTTCCGCCTGCAGCAGGACAGGGTCGTTGTAGGTAAAGGCGTTCAGCGTGCGCAGCTTCAGCAGCGTCAGGTAGCCGGCTGTTGCGCCGAAACTTACGCGTACGAGGGTGCCCTTGCCGTTGAAATCGGCGGTATTCGGATGAGTGACGGTCAGCTCGCTGGATATGTCCGTGCCCGTGCCCGTGCCGTCTTGCACGGTGTTGGCGTCGTAGTCGGTGTTCTCCACAGGAGTCACCTGTCCCCCCACCGTGTCGTAGGCCTTACTCTCGGCCAGGAACTCCTTGGTCTCGCTGGCGGCGAACTGCGGCTTCTCCGACAGGGTCCACACCGTCTGAGCGCCCTGGTTCGTCGCCTCCCTGATCCTCATGAAAACGATGTTCTCGATGTTGTCGGCGCCGTCGTCCCACACCAGCTCTGAGAAGTAGGGGTTGCTCCCGTCGTCCGTGTCCTTGACGGTGGCCAGCGAGGCCGTGTGTGGTGCCGCGGTCCGGTGGGACCTGTTCTCCAGGCGCCAGAATCCCTGGCCGTCCACATAGATAAAGCCATCCTCTTCGTCCTGGAGCCGGTATATCTCTTTGGTGGCCTGCACGCCCCAGATCGACGGGCTCCAGGTATCTGGAATCAATGTAGTGCCCGACTCCAACTGGCGGCGGCTGGCATCCACGTCAGCGTAGTCGAGGATGTCGGCAAGGATGTCGTCGGAGTCCTGCGGGAGTTGGGCCGTCGCGTACGTGTAAAGGGTCGTGCTGGTCAGCCGCTCCATCTCATCCAGAGCTCGTATGTAGCAGTACTGCGCGCCACGGCGGGGCCTCGGGTGAATAGAGTCCACCGCTCCATAGAAGAGCGACACCCACCCGCCGAAGTCGTCCCACGTATGGTCCGCTTGGTCGTCGCAGAAGAGGCCATGCCTGGTCGCGGTGCTGTTGAACGACGAGGTGGTATCGACCACCTCATCGTCGTCCACAAACACCCGGATGGAGCCTCCATGCAGAACGACCCGGAGAAATTTCTTAGCTCCCGAGGCCCACGTGTGGCTGGCCGACGCGACGGCGCTGTCAGCCCCCACCTCAACCTTCCTTACCTCGATGTTGGTGCCAGTAACCCGCACGTAAAGATAGTTGCCCGTGTCCGAGTAGCGAAAGCACAGACCGCCGTGGTCGGTGCCGTCCGTGCCCCGCGTGAAATCGCACCCAAACGAGACGTCGGACTGGCCGAAATCGAGGGTGGCCACGCAGTCGCTGCTGCCCTGGACGCCGTCCGTTTCGGCGTACGTACCCGACCCGTTGATGTCGAAGCCCTGGAGGTCTTCCGTCCACGCAAAGCTGGAATCGTAGTCTGGAACGTGGCTCCCCAGCTGCGTCGCGGCGGTATCGGTAAAGCTGTCGAAAGGGTAGGCGGCCCTTACCCATACCACTCGGCCCGGCTTCAGGTTGCCGCTGAGGGGCGAGCTGCCATTGGGAGGGCTGTACTTGTGGTCGTCGTTCTTGAGCTCCAGCTCCAGGCGAGCCGCCTCGATGTGGTCGCTGGAAAGATCGCGAAAATGGTCCAACGTCAAGCCCAGGACATCGGACGTCACGTCCTCGTTTGCGTCGGAGAAGTCCCCGTCGTCGTTCCAGTCGATACTCACTACCCACTTAGCCTGGGCCATGAATCCTCACTCGATTTTGAAAGGTTAAAGGGCTCGAGTTTGGGGGAGCCTTCTTCCTCTAGCCCCCAACCCCCAGCCCCCTTCTATTGTCTTCCGTGATAAGACGCTTGATCTCCTTGGCCAACGCCCTCACCCTTCGCTCGTCATTCAGAAAAATGGCGCCGCCCTTTTGGCGCAAGAAAGCCCGTCCGTTGCAGAAACGCACCGAGCGACCGGTTCAACTCGGCACGCAGGCTCGATAAGGGCTCTGTATCCGGGCTACCGTTCATGCTGCTCCTCCGGGAAATCGAGTGTGCCTCCAACGTCCCTGACCTGCCTTACCGCCAGGTAGACGGCCATCAATTCGACCACATCGGCAGGGGTCTCCTGGAGAGTCTCCCAGCTCCAACCGGTGAGCGCCATGATGTGGGGCTCGGCGAACTGCTCCGGCACGCGGCCGGCGGCCAGACCGGCAAACAGCTCCTCCGCGACCGGCCTATAAAAGTGGCCGTCCCATAGCGGCGCCACCTCCCGCTTCAACAGCTCCATCGCGGCGATAACGTCTTCTACGTCCCGCCTCGCCAGGGACTCCACGCTTATCGCCTCGCGAAAGCTCCACCCGGTGCTCAGAGATACCAGCGCGCGCTCGACCAGGTCCCCGCGGCAGCATCCCCCATCGTTTGGCATGCAGGTCTCGCCGGACCGGACAGAGCACCACTGGCGGACGTGCATCCAACACGGCCTGGTCTCAAGCTCCCACCAGCCCCCAGAGGGCAGGGCGATACGCCTGGCGGTCCGGGATGACACTAGAACGTGCCCCTGGTCACGGTGCCTTCAACCTGTAGGGTGGCCGACCACTCCACCCGGTTTCCCACGCGGCTCCTCAGGTCATACGCCAGGACCCAGCAAGTCCCCGAGTACTTGACATCGCCCGTGGACAAGCCCTCCGGACCGTACTCAAAGTCAACGGCGGAGGCATGCGTCCGCAGCGGACCCAGCACCGCATCGGGGCCGCTGGTGGCGGTGTCATCGAAGATGCCGGCCAGCGTAATCGCCACGTCTTCCAGGCCGGGAATGAACTTGGCGCCGCTGTCACCCAGGGCCGTGACCTCGTTCAGATTTCGCGGCCCGGGCAGGCCACCCACATCGTTGATGTAGGCCGACAGGTCGCGCTGGACGCTGCCGGTGTCATCGATCAGGAACTTCGATACCTTGGAGTCAAAGAACGCCATTTAACGCCTCTCTCCCTATGTTTGACAGACCGGGACACGGATGGATCGCGGTCACAGTAGCGTCGGCCACAAAAGAAAAGGGACAGACCCGCGGGTCTGTCCCTGAGATCCATACTAGCACGGTTGTGCTAGTATGTCAATACGGTTGGCTGAAACTACAGTTGTTGGTTGGCCGAGGCGGTGCTTCAGTGTGGTAAGGCGCTGGCCCTTCAGTCGTGGACGGGCTGATTGGCCAGGGTGACGACATGGAGCTGGTTCGAATAGTGCAGCATCCAGGCACAGTCGGGTGATGAAGGTAACCGGGTGAGAAAGCGACTGACAAGAATGGAGCAACCCAAGTACGGCATAGCCGCTAGCCGCAAGATGGCACTGTTTGCAGTCCACCGCGTCCTTGCTTACTGACATCTCTGGCCTCGGCCGCCACTCCGTATCAAGAAGTCACGCTCTTGACGAACCGGAAGTGAAAGTCGGCGCCCACGTAGAAGCCGCCCCGCAGTTTCCGGTGGCCCACGTTGTCCAGCGACACCAGCCGCCCGTCGTCCACCTTGGCGCCCCACGTGTTATCGGCGTCGACCGCGGCCTCCAGGCTGCTGCCGCCAAGGGGGTCTATGAACTGGTCCAGCGTGTCATACGCCTGCTGCGTCGCCGACGATGACACCAGCACCACCACCTTGATCACCCCGGTAAAGCTAATGCCGCCCAGCGTCTGGATGGCGTCCCTCGACTCGAAAAGCACCACCGCCACCGGGAACTCGTTCACAGACTCCGCCGGGTAGTCCAGCACCTTCAATCCCGCGACGGTCGACAGGCGGGAGGCCAGCCCGTCCTTGGCATCTTTGATCTCGTCAGCCACTAGATACCGACCCCCAGCGCCACATTCCTGTACTGACCCAACATGAGCTGCACGTCTGGGTCCAGCCGGCTGGACACCTTCATCCGGCCCGTCTCCGGGAACCCGGTGGCGCTGGCGTAGGCGCTGTCCTTTCGCTTCCACAGCCGCGCGGCCAGAAGGATAGCCGCTTCCAGGATCGGGCCCGGGTACTCGTAAACATCGATGGCCGCGCCACCGCTGTGCGATGCCGCCGTCGTGCCGTTGACCCCGCGGGCCACCGTCAGGGTGTTCCCGGTGTAGCTTTTCACGTACACCTGCTCGGAGTCGATCAGGAGCGTGTGGCCCGCCTCCACGTCGGTACGGCTGGAGACGCTAACGGTGGTCGTAGTGGCATCGGCGATGGCGTTGGCCGTCTCGGTCGCCCTGTTCAGGTGCCTCCACCATCCCCACTGGCCGGTTATTTGGACGGTCTGTCGTCCCCGCGTAAACGGGCTCTTGTTCCCGGCGGCGACGTCCACCTCGACCCTGGTATAAGGGCGGGAACGCGGATTGCCTGCCGTGGTCGGATCGGCGTTGGACGGCAGCAGCAGGTAGTCCGTCGTCGCCCACGTCGTCTCGAAGCTCCGGTCCTGGTTGTCATCGGTCTTCAGACCATCGGTATCTATGCTAATCAGGTCGGGCGCCAGCAGCCCCACGTTCCCGTCGCCGTCGAACTTGCGAGCGGCGTTCAGTACATAGAAATGGCGGTTGCAGTACCGGTCGATCAGCCGGCTCGCGCTCTCCAGCAGCGCCAACAGGCGAGTGTCATCCCCGGTGCCGGTGATATTGAGGACGCCGGAGCTCTTGAGTACATCGAGTGAGACGTACGAGTTCCCCATTAGAGCGCCAGCGACCTCCTGCCCAATTCGTACAGCCGTTTCACCTCGTCGGCGGTTAGCTCCTTTTGGGTAAAGAAGGGCCCGAGAGGTCCGCCGGCCATTTTCCCGTTGAAGAAGCCTGTTGGTGTGCTGGTGGGATTGAACATTCCTAGCGTGACCTTGGAAGTGCCGTCCTCCATGGCCACGTAGCTGCCTTCGTTGGTGGAGGTACTGGCAAGGGCAGTTCCGTCCTGGTACAGAGTGACCGTGTCCATGGCCGACGAGCCGCCCGCCGAGTCATACGTGGCAACAAAGAAGGCCCATGTCGCCATGTTGATGGCTGCATCCGACACACGTGTTGGCTGTACAGCGGCAGAGTCATCCCGGAATAGCATGCTGAGTTTGTCGCTGCCGTCGACTCTGAAGTTCCACTCCTCGTCTGAGGTGCCAGTGTCCCATTTGGCCAGGATTGTCCTGTCGGCTGCTGTGTCTGTCACGTAGGCCCATGCCCCAATGCTAAAGGGGTTGGTGCCGCTATCGTCGCGGGACCAATAGGCGGCGTCTGGTGTGTCGGCTTCCTCGTCTGTGCCGTTGAATGTCAAGATAGGAGCGATGCCCTGGAAGCTGTCGGGGTCCGTCAGGTCAAGCGACGTATCGAAGCTGTTTGGAGCCTCGCTCCAGGTGAACGTAACCTGCTCCTCGCCTACCGTCTTGAATGTGGTGGCGTTGGGCTGGCCGTGCTTGGGGTCGCCCAGCGGCAGGATCGTTCCCGTGCTGCCGATGATATTCAGGACTGCCTCGTACATGGGGCCATAGAGGGCCTCGTAGAGCTGTATGAGTGATCCGCTGGCTACCGGGACTTCAAGTCTGCTCATTAGCTGTCGCTCCCGAACGCAGCGTTTACGGCCACGTCCTCGCCTACCTCCGCGTCCCTACGCGCCTGCGTTGCTAAGGTCGCCGCTGCCTCTTTGTCGACGAGGGCGGCATCTGCGGTCGCCACAGCGGCCGACACAGAGGCGGCACGCCGCCGCCGATTTGCCCTCACGCGAGCCTTCACCCAGCGCTTGACGGCCTTCTTCTCTACCTGCCCGTCGGTCAGCCCGTCGGCGTCGTCTCCCAGGTACTCACTGAAAGCCGCTGTCATATCGGCCCGATACTCGTCTGGATATGAAATCGAAATCGTTCCCATCGCTGCCCCCTACAGACTTAAGCCAAAGTAGCCGTTCACGGCCTCTTTGAGCGTCCAAACTTCGTCCTGACTCAGTGCTTTGGCCACAATCCCCGCTAGCGCCATCTTCCCCTGGAAGAAATTCTCCTTGACTCCGGCCGCCTGACGATAGCCAAGTGCCACCACCTCGGAGCCGTTCTCCATGGCGGTGTAGGTCCCCATGTTGTCGTCGGTGTCATCGACCCTGGCGCCATCTAAATACACCCGTATGCCGGTGGAGGCCGTCGAGCCGTCGTACGTGCCCACCAGCAATGCCCATGTGCCCTGCGCGAGAGCCGTGGCATCGTAGCGCCCTATTCGAGCAGAGGCGCCGTCGTCGTACAGGGCGAAACGTGGCCTGTCGCTGGCGTCCAGCTCGAACAGCCACTCTTCCTGAGATACCGACGTGTCGAGCTTCGACACTATGACCGAAGACGTGGCGTCCGTGGCGCTCACCAGCGCGAACACGCTGAACGGCTGGTCCACCGACCCATCCCCGAAGCTCAGGTCGTCACTGTCCGGCGTATCTCCCTCTTCGTCCGTGCCGTTAAAGGTTATCGCGTAACCGGAGCCCAGCTCGGCGGGCCGGGTGTCGAACGCAGACACGTCCTCGGACCACGTGAGCACGCGCGCGTTGCGGGACTTGTCTGTGAGGGTCGTGCCCGACTTTCCGGGCACCCACAGCGCCCGCACGTCGCCCAGCTGTTGAAGCAGGTATTGGGTAAACTCCCTATCGACCTGGTCCCCCCGCCGATTGCGCGACCCCTGCCGGAGCGGATTTGGCGTGTACTCGATCTTCGCTTGCGTAGCCATGGTCTAAGCCTTTACCGCGTAATAATCGACGCCCTCGCCGTTAGTATCGACGTCGATATAGATGTCGTTCAGGTCCAACCAGTTCGCGGACTCGATCTCAAGGGTATCTCCGGCCGGGAGTCCGTCGTTCGCGGTCGTCGCCACGTCGGAGCCGCCCACGTAGACATTGCCCGTGTTGCCGCCCTTGGCGATGATCGTGACGCTACGGACCCGCTGAGATTCGGAGAGTGCCTCGGCGGTCCCGGATGTCGCCACGGTCTTCTCAGAGACCAGAAGGGTTGGAGAGTTCGATGCAGCCATGTACCACCTCCACTAGTTGAATCCCACCTTCACCACCGCCTATGAGTTGTCACCTATGAAATCGACCCTGTCGTTGTTGTCGTCGGCGTCGGCGTACCAGTCCTCAAGCCTCTCATAGCCTTCGAAAGCCATCTGAATAGCGGCCCCAGGCTGAAGCTCCACTCCGTTCGAGGAGCTGACGCTGGAGTCGCCCACGTATATGGCCCCGGTGTTGGAGCTACTGGCCTTGAACAGGACGGCCTTCACACTCCCGCTCTTGGGGGACTGCACCGCGGTCCCCGCGGTGGTCACTGTGATGGTGCCTACGATAGCCATCAGCCCTCCTCACGTATCGCCAACACTGGCAGAGTCGCATGCCGCTGTATTCGCCTGGGTCCAACCGACCGCATTACGCCGTTGGTACATACTGAATGTATAGGTTGCCGGCCAGGCTAGTGGCGTTGGCCACAAGGATCTTGGCGGTAACGTAGTCATTGGTGCCGCCCTTCTTGTCCCACTTCCATGACTTGCCCTCGCCGTTGGCGCCGTTGTCGGTGGCGTTGAGGCTGTCGCTGATTCCAGTGGCGTCGGCGTCGACGCCGTCGAGGATGTCGTCCCCCGTGCTGGTAGCGCTGGCCACCACGTCCACGTCCAGCACCGATGTGGCCGTTCCCCCGGCTGTCGTCACGTCCAGGATGCACCGGACAACGATCACGTCCACCGTCTCTGGGTTCTGCACGGCTGCCGCAAAGGCGTTGGTGCTGCCGCCACTGAGCGCCACCTGGAGCCACTTCATCGGCACGTTCGTGCCCGAGGGAGAGAACAGCGCACCCACGTTCTCCGCGGTCGGATTACTCTTATCGAATCCCATGGTTCATCTCCTCGCTAGATTTCAGTATCGTCGACCCGGGGCAGGGGTGGCGGGGATGGGACCCCGCGTCCCACCCCCCAGACCCTGGCCCCTGGTCCCGTCCCTACGCTACGCCCGTGATGTGGTACTGCAGGGCGGTGTGGGTCGCGGTCGACCGGCTCCCACTCCGCTCGGTCAGGGCATGCCGGAAGCTTACCGTGACCACTGTCTGGCGCTTCTGCGTGTCCCTGTCCACGTCGATGGTCATCTCCCGCCGGAACCCCTGCGCCCACTGCGTCCGGTTAAAGATAAGCAGCCGGCCGGTATTGGTGCCGTTCCCGGCGTCAGTCACCTTCCCGTCGGTGTCGGCCAGCTTCAACTGCTCCGACACTATTACGGGGATCCCCTCGATCGCGCCCAACATGCCGGTCAGCAGGGTGGCGTTCGGTCCCAGCTTGTCCATCGTGCGGAACTCGCTAATGGACTGGGCGCGGATGAAGGTGTTGACATCCATAACCCACACCAGCTCCGACGGCCTGGCGCCGTACTTGCCCAGCTTGGCCCGTATCAGGTTAAACATGTCGTCGGAGACGGCGGCGTTGTGATCGTTGCCCTGGCTGGTGTTGTCCACTAGCGGCAGTTTGATCAGGCCGTCGTAGCCGACGAGCCAGTGGCCCTTGCCCGCGTCGCTGGCCGAGATCGTCGCGCCGTCCGCGTTGATGTTGTCAGTGGTCGCGGTATCTGCGTTCAGAATGATATCGTCCAGCGCCTCGGCCACATTCCGCACCAGCCCGGCTCGGATCTCCGGCAGCATGGCGATGATCGCGTCCTCCTCCAGAGTGAAGGAGTAGGGTACCTGGCCCACCAGCTCGTAGGCGGTCAGCGTCGTCTTTCCCGTGCCCAGCGCCGTCGAGGTCGTGGCCACGTTCTCGGTGCCGGGATAGAAGTTGACGTCACCCAGCTGTCGGGGCACGTCGAATGGATTGGACGGCATCGAGAGCGTCTGGATCAGCGGCGCGATCAGCGTTCGCAGGTTCACGTCCATCCACAGCTCCCTGGCCTCCAGGGTGGCCACCAGCTCGTCGCCGGAGCCCAACGTGGTGCTGTCCATGGCCGCCCTGGTCATCGACTGGAGCACCGACCTGCTGAACGACTCAAACTGGCCCGTCGGTCTTTTGTCCACGGTGTACCATTCGCCTAACCTGCGCTCGACTACCTGGTGGGAGGCCTGGATCGAGGTCGGCGTTATGCCAGCGATCAACGAAGCCTTCGCCTCCTCGGCCCGCTCCAACCACGCCGGGCCAAAGGACTCTCGCCGCTGAGCACGGGCGAAGCGCCGGAGCAACCCAACGTCCAGAACGTCCATGCCGGCGTAGGGGCCATCCGTGACTACTGGCGCTTCCTGTTGCTCTGCCCGTCCCGTCAGCGCCCCCCTGCGGACCGCACGGTCCCGCTCCTGGAGCCGCATCATCTCTCGCCCCAGTCGCTCGCTCTCCTCTCTGAGCAGGCCGACCTCACTCGACACCGGGTCGAACCGCTCTCGGACGAAGGTGTTGATCTCCGCCAACTCTTTCTTGATAGACTCAACGTCCGCCGTTGACATCTTTTTCAGCTCCTCCTCACTTGTAGTTGATCGAGTCCGATAACCCAGCGACAGTCCAGCACATATCCTCATTAGCGGTCAGGGCGCCGCAGCCCAAGGGTGTCGTAGATCAACCTGCAGACCGGAGACCAGGCGGGTCTGAACCACCCATTACTCGCCATCCACCGGTGGGGTAAGAGGTCTCTCTCCCCCCTGACCGGGGCCTCATCCACGCCAGCCTCGCACCTCTTACCATCACAGGGAACCCTCGACCCCCAGCGCTTCCCGGAGCGCGCCAACGAACCTCTTGATCTCCGTCAGGTCGCCGTCGAGAATCCACTCCACCGGCGTGGCCGCGCCGTCATGCTGATTGGCCTCTCGGGGGCGCTGGACCCCGCCGACCACGTCCCCCAGCAGAGCGTACGCCTCCGCCAGACCGTAGCGCTGCTCTGGGGACAGAGATAGCATCCGGTGGTCGCCACCCATCTCCCCTGCGCGCACGGTAGATAGGCCATCATCGGCACCCTCGCGGCGCATCCCGCTATCTTGCGTCCCTGGCGCCTCCTGATTGGCCTCTCCAACGAGCTCGTCTATCATGCGGCGATGACTCTCCTTCAGGGCGTCCGGGTCCGCGGGTACCGCCACGATCGACCACTCCAGGAGCTCCGAGCGCGTGTCCCGCCATCGCCCACCATCCACCGGCCCACCCTCCAACGGGACCCAGCTAATGGACGCCGCCTGCAAGAACCCCTTGTCCCAGGCATTCTTCACACGCTGAGCGAACGGGTCCTCGCTCAGGAACTCGAAGTCTGCCACCACCCGGCCGTCGGCCGCCTTGGTCAGCTTCAGCGTTCGGCCTATGGGCAGGCCCGCCGACGGCGACCGGCCCGCCACGTCGTGCGCCCACATCACCACCGGGTTCTTGTCGTAGTTCTCGGTGGAGAGCCCGGGGAAATCCAGTTCCGGGGCCTGTCGGATGTGCTCATTGGCCGCGATGGTCACGCGATAGAGATTCTCGCCCAGCGTGCTCCGCTCCACGATGTCCATATAGGCAGACCTGACCGCTCCTTCCAT